CGGCCTGTTCGACCGCCTCATGATGAAGCTATTCGGCTACGACATTCCCCTCAAGCACGACACGATGGCGATGCAGTACCTTCTGGACCCCGACGAGCCAAAGGGCCTAGAGGCTTTGAGCGAGAAATACCTCGGCTTGCCTGCCTACAAAGACATCGACTACAAGAACATCCTGGACGAGCCGTTTGAGAAGATCGCCCAGATGAACGGCGACGACGCGTGCCGTACCTTCAACCTTCTGCGACCCCTGGCGGACCTGCTGAACGCAGACACGGCACTTAGTCGTGTGTATCAGTGGCTCCTTATGCCTGCGGTCAACGAACTGATCGAAGTGACACTTGACGGTGTGCCACTAGATCAGGAGCGGCTGGCCGCTCTCACAGACTCCTTCTCTAAGCAGGTTGCTGGCCTGTTGGACGAACTGAGAGCGGCTACCCCCTCCCCTCTTCCCGAGTACGGCGAGGAATGGAAGGGCCGCAAGCGCAAGGCCGACCCGCCGCCCCCCTTCAACCCCGGCTCGCCAGACCAAGTGCGCCACGTCCTCTTTGACATCTGGAACCTGCCGCCCATCGAGTACACCACCGACTCAGATGGCATTCAGACCGACCGCCCGAGCACCAACGCTGACGTACTGCTCCAGCTTGAGACCGACCACGCCTCGGGGGCCACAGAGAAGTGGATCGCCAACCTTCGCGAGTACCGCCAGTCGAGCAAGCTCCTGTCGAGCTACCTACTCTCCTGGCCCGACCTTGTGGGCAGCGACGGCAGGCTGCACCCGCGCTACAAGCCCTTGCATGTGGTGACGGGCCGCTTGTCCAGTGACTCCCCCAACATCCAGAACGTGCCGCGCAACAAGGACTTCCGCGGCGTGTTCGGCGGTGTCGAGGGCATGACCTGGGTCAAGGCCGACTACTCCCAGATCGAGCTACGCATCGCTGCCTGGGTGGCACAAGAACCTACCATGTTGACAGCCTACCGGGATGGAATGGATTTGCACCAAATGACGGCTATGATGGTGCTTGGAGACGACAGCCCAGACGCTCGACAGGTCGGCAAGACTCTCAACTTTGGACTTCTGTATGGAGCCGGGGCGGGTACTCTCCAACGCATTGCGCGCACGCAGTACGGTGTTTTCTTGACACGGCGTGAGGCAGGCGATTATAGGGAAGACTTCTTCCGGGCCTATCCGGCCCTAGAGCAGTGGCACCAATCGATGTCACAGCAGATCCAATCCACAGGCCAAGTGCGTTCTCCCCTCGGACGCATCCGCTACCTCCCCAAGGCCAAGATCCCCTGGGACGTGGAAGAGATGCGCGGCCAGAAGATCCACGCCATTCTTGAAGGAACAAATCACCCGGTCCAGTCAATGGCAAGCGACCTGCTCCTTGCGTCGCTGGTTCGGGTAGCACCCCAGGTCAGGTCCCTGGGGTGCGAGATCATCGCAGAGGTACATGACGAGATCGACTTCCTCTGTCCTGACGAGAACGTGACCCAGGTGAGCGAGTACGTTAAGGCAACGATGGAGGACGTGAGTTGGCTCGAAAGATTCGGGATTAAACTAGGCGTTCCTGTTGTTGCATCTATTGAGACTGGCCCTTATTGGGGCGAAGTCTCGTGATTGCCCCGGCGATGAACCGTGCGGCCACACCTCTGACACGAGGGCGTGTCTGTGAAATGTCGCAGCCTGGTGAAGGGCCGGAGAAGCCGGGGCACCGTAAAGGAGAAGTGACATGAGCCTTTCATTCAGCGACCTGAACACAGCCCAGCGCTGCCTGATGCAGTACCACTACCGCGTGGTGCGGCGTTTGCAGTCCAAGCACAAGAACATGACCCTCCAGCAGGGCACCGTCATCCACAAACTACTGATGCGCGGATTTCTCAATCTCCAGACCGAGATGGCCTGGTACTCTGGGATGGACGACGAGAAAGAAGGGCTTCTAATCGAGGCTGCGACCTGGGCTTTTGCAGACGAGTTGGTAGAGATCACCACTCTCATCGAAGAGAGTATCGAGATCGTGGACGGCTATTTCCAGCGCAATCCGTTCGATGGGTGGGAGATTCTGCACGTCGAGGAAGAGTTCCAGATCAAGATCGAGGACGTGGACATCACTTTCACTCCTGACCTTGTGGCTCGCGACCCCAACGGTAGCGTCTGGATCATTGATCACAAGAGCACGAGCGGTGTGCCCGAGGAAGGCATCCCCTTCGCCAGCCAGCAAAGCCTCCTGTACTTCGCCGGAGTCAAGGCGTTCTATCCCGAGGCTAAGGGTTTCCTCTTCAACTACCTTCGCAAGAAGCTGCCGACTGAGCCGCGCCTCAACAAGACGCGCACCAAGGAGTCGGGCTTGTATCACGTCAACAACCTCAACGCCATCGACACCACGTTCGAGGTGCTGTTCGAGTTCATCGACAAAGAGGCTCCCGAATTGTTCGCAGAGCCGAACCACAAGCGACGCCTGGCCGAGCTACGCGACGGTCCCGAGCGCTTCTACTACACCAAGAGGGTGCTAGCCAACGAGCACGCACTTTCACAGATCGTGGAAGAGTCTTCATGGATCGTGAAACAAATCGATCATGCCGAAGAGACCGGCGAGTTCCCTCGCACGTTGCGTGAGGATCGCGGCTACACCTCCTGCTCGCGGTGCGAATTCGAGAGCATCTGTCGGGCCGAACTGCTAGACTTGAACACTGAACTAGTCCTCATGGACTACGAACCACGAGACGAAAAGAACCCCTACGAGAGCGAGGAATCATGACTACCTTATACATCGTCCTCGGGCTTGTCGGTGTGGGCATCGCAATCTACCTGTTGGTGTTTGCTGGCCACGACCCCGAGCCTATCGAAGAACAGCCCATCAACGGTCACGAAGCGCGCGTAGCGATGCTTCAAGATGCATACGACTACGCCAAGGAAATCCTGGATCGTGACCCAACCAACGAAGAGATCATGCTAGCGCGTGATGCCCTGGCAGAACTGAGAGGCCTCTAATGGCAAGACTCGACACCAAGCAGGTCAAGACCCGCGCCGGTGCCCCCAGCAAGCAGCCGGAGAAGGGCCTCAAGGACATGATCTCAGGCGAGCCTGGGGTGCCCACAAGTCTCAAGGGCGTGCTCTTCGGACCGCCCAAGACCGGCAAGACGACGTGTGCATGCAGTGGAGGCAAGACCCTGCTTATCAACTTCGACCCCGAAGGTTATGCCACCGAGACTCTTAAGGGACGCAAGGACATCGACATCGTGCAGCCTAAGACGTTGGCAGAGACCCAGAAGGTCGTGGACGCCATCATCGCAGGCGAGGCCGATCAGTACGACTTCGTGGTGGTTGACAGCGTGACGTTCATGTTCCAGCGCTTCGGCGGTAAGGCCATCCTCAAGACCTACGTGGACGGTCGCGACGTGCGGCGCGCCTACGGACAGGCAGGAGCGGCAGCCGGACAGATCATCAACGACCTGGCCATGCTGCCCAAGACCAACGTTATCTTCATCGCTCACCTCGAAAAGGAATACAGCGATGACGACGACAGTGTGGTTGTCGATCAAGACCTCGGCGAGTTCGAGGTCAAACTGGCGGTCACACCGATGGTGTGGAAGATTCTCGGCCCTGCGGTCGGGTTCATCGGGCGCACCCACAGAAAGAACGCAGTGAATCTGGATGGCGGGAATAACGAGTCCTCTTTCCACGTTTCATTCAATGACGGGAGCCGATCACCAGTCGGCAGCCGTTACGCAATGGAGGCGGAGTACGAGATTACTCCCACCCTCTTGTCAGATCTGGCTAGCGAACTACTTTAGGAGGTACATATGCCAGCAACAGTAATCACCTTCACGCCTTCGGCAGATGACATGCCGAAGAGTGGCGGTCTGTACTCCGAATTGGACGTACCCGGCGACTACGAGGTTGTCCTGGATCGCGTCGAGGACTACGACAACGGACCCAAGAGGAAGGGGTGGATCTTCTTCTACGATTGTGAGACACCGAGCGGTGGCCACGTCGAGTTCAAGCACTACCTCAACTTCAATGCGACCGCGCGTTGGAAGATCACCGAGACCTTCGCCGCTCATGGCGATGCGGTGTCGGAAGAGGCCGAGCGTGCTTGGGACGCCAATGCCTTGATCGGCCAGAAGGTCGGTGCCCACATCGACTTCGGAACGGACCGAGAGACAGGCGAGCCAACCATCTACCGCGAGATCAAGCGCGTGTTCGCACTCGCTGAGGCCCCACAACCCGTCGCTCTGGAAGCGGAAGCACCAGAAGCAATCTGAGCTTCCCCCGAGCACGTAGAAGGCCCCCGGCAAAAGACCGGGGGCTTTCTGATTGTCGAAAGGGGGTTTACTCCTTAGGCAGAGGGGTCATGGTCGTACTCGATGAAGAAAATCGCAAGCTCAGCGGCGTCGGCAGCTTCGCCGTTCGTCACATTGAGGTCGATCTCGTCGCCTCCATCAAGCAGAACACCCGCGTCTGGGAAGTCTTCGGAGCCGATAGCATCGGCCTCGTCAACTCCAGCCGTGGTCCCACCAAGAGTTCCTGATCCATCCAAGACGTTGTTCGCGTGGGTCAGTGTTCCCTCAACGAAAACGATGCTGTCGCCAGCAACACCTTTGTTTCGGGCAGTGAACACCATGTCGTCGCCAGCAAAAGCGACGGCGTTAACATCAGGATGATCGCCATCTACGAACAGCGCTTCAAGGTTGGCTTTGGTAGCCGCCTCGTTTGCACCGATCTCGATGTCGTTAGCCACAGCACCGCCAGCAGTCACGAACGTATAGGTGGTGTCACCAATACTGAACGTGTCGCCTGCGGTTACCGGCTCGGCAATCGTCAAGGTTCCCTGGGCTGCAACTCCCTGAGTACCTTCTACGTTGCCATCAGAGCCTGCTAGGAAGTGGTCATTCTCGACCTGATCTGCTGTCTTGGTGGACAGTGTAAAGGTCTCGTAGGCGTTGTCGTCCCCGTCTTCCAGGGTAATGATGGGTGTTCTAGTAGCAACATCAGACGAAGCTGTGTACTGCAAGAATCCACCAATGATTCGCCAATACTTCCCTGCTGGGACTGTGATCTTCGACTCGGCGGAAAGGTCGGCTGAGATCGCAATAGCGACACCAGGACGACCAATTTCGTGAACCTCGGGGAACTGCGCAAGAATGGTCGAGACATTATAAATACTGTCATCGCCCTGTACTGCGGACTCCCCGACGCCAGAACTCAATCCCACGCTCTTCTGGCCTTGTGCAGCCGATAGAACGCTTCTGAATCCACGGTCAAAAATACGTGTGTTAGGCATGTAATACCTCCTTTCGTAGGATCAGTCTATCAGACTGTTGTCTGGGATGCACTACTTACGCACCGAACAGGACGCCAACGATGGAACCAGAAACCTCTTCGACGTACACGCCGTTGGGGGTCAGGATTCGAGCGTCCTTGCTTAGTACGATTCCTGCGGATTGACTGGCCGCCAGACCAAGCTCCCACAGGATGTCGCCGCTGGCTGAGCCATGACGGAAGCGGATAACTGCGGCAGCCGCAGCATCCTCACGCACAGAGAAGCCTCTGAACTGTGTAACACCGGCATGATTTGAGTCGGCTGTGATGGATGAAACATTCATGGGAAAATTCTACCACACTACCTAGCCGGTTACCAGTAGTTCGCCCACCCTGGCTGCCTGATCTCCGATTGCTCGTGTTGAGCCTCCACCGGCAACCTCAGCAGCATCTACGACAAGCATCTGCCCCATTACCTGATCCGCACCACCGGCGTCCACAGCAACCGTAGTGGTGTGGAACAGCCCATCAGTGATGATCTTGTACCCGGAACCCACAGAGTTCTGTGGGCTGCCAGAACCCGACTTAATCCAATCCCCAATTGTGTAGCCGTTGGTGTATGAGAATGCGGTGTCGTCGTCATCCTCAAAGTCCCAAAAAGCCAGGAAGATTGCATCATCAACATTGGGCACGATAGAAGTGGTCATCGCCGTGCTAGTAGCCGTTGCCACCGTGTAGCTAGCCGAGCCAAACTGATCAGTCCCAGCATCCATGACCGCCCCGGACAACTCATACACGACCATTCCGATTTGTTCTGTGGTCGCAGTCCCGCGGTTGAACGTGATAGCGGTCTCTGTACCATCTGACTCTTTCCACCAAGCATTCCAACGCCGTGTGCCAGAAGAGCCATTGCCCCCACCAAGATCTGTCCATCCAGCGGGCGCATCAATGGTTAGCTGGCCCCAAGGGTTGCTAACCGTATAGGCCCACGCAATCAGCATGTTACCCGAAGTAGGAGTAGCCCAACCAGCGGGAGAGTCGTCAAAAACATACGTTCCAGAAACAAACGTGGAGTACGCAACAACTTGTTCAACTGCAATAGCCATGTGATCAGGTTACCAGATATTCTAGACGATTTCGATTGAGTCGCCACGCCGAAGGAATTTCTCCGGTAGAAGCGCGCGCCACTTGCGATACCAAGGAATCAGATAGCGGACGAAAGATACGTCCGAATCAATACCCTCTAGCTCGTTCAGGAACCGTTCAAGTTCCTTCTGTTGCTCTTCTGATAGATAAGCCATGTCACCTCCTTCGTCAACTTTCCAAGGCGAGCCATCCGCATCTGCGAAAGTCATCACCGACACGTGTACATGGTTGGAATGAGGATTGGAGCCGTTATAGGGTCTCCAGGTGTAAGCAGCGCCGCCTGCGTGGTCGTAGTTAGAGAAGATGCGCCGCTTGTTGATGACGTACTTGATGCGTGGATCGCGAGAGAGGCGCAATAGCTCTACCATCTGGTCGTCGGGATTACCGATATCGATAGCGCGCACCCGACCGAACCCAGAAAAGGGGTGCGGCCTGTGGTCGCTAGAGGGACTGTTCTGGTCGTGGCCTTTGCCTGCCACAGTTCCATCGGTGGCGTGTCGTGCGGGCCAGGCCTCTTCTACCTGCATGCCAAGCTGCTTGATGGCCTGCGAAACAGCCCAGGGGCGTCCCTCCCAGTTCGTGCCGGAGTAGCGGAAGCGTCCCATTACCCAAAGAGCCGAACGGCCCCGAACAGGATGCCGCTAAGGGTGCCCGCTCCGCCAAAGAGCCACATGACTTCCTGACGTGTGGGGCGCGAACGAATGTCCTTTTCGATCTCATCGTGCGTAGTATCGTGCCTCTCGATGTGCTTGTCGAGCTTCTGCTCTACGCGTACGAGAATTTCGTGGTCAATCTCAGGGTTGTACATCCTCTGCGTTCCCTCCCTCTTCTCGCTTCGGCGCGGAACCGAAGTAGAAGGCATTTACTGTGAGTGCGGCTGGCCACAGGAACTCCTGCGGAAGAGCCTCTACGAACGACGCAACGATGGCTGCGCCCGTAAGGACGATTGCCAGGATTGCGCGGACGCTACCCTGGGGTAGCCAAAGTGGTTGGTCTGATCTCATGCGCTCAGATTAGCACAAAAACTCAGCGCATCAAGCCAGCAAAGCCAGTTGTTTTTCTGCTGCTGCGAGGCGTTGTTCAAGATGTTGAACGTAATCAATAGTCACGGCAAGTAGGGCGAACTCATCAGGTGCATTACCAAGGGCTGCTCCCTTAGTCGTCAGTAGGTTGGTGTTCTTGCTTAGGTTCTCGATAGAGAAGCCTAGCTCGATCTGCGGGTACTCGGGCTGGTTCGTAAGGTCAGGGTCATCTCTGATAGCCTTCGACTTCTTGGAACGAATACGCTCGTACTTGATGGGCTGGATGTCCATGAACCAGTCTCTTGTCCACCACCCGTTAGCAGACGGTGTGTCTCTTTCTAGCGGCACCAGGCCCTTCTTCATGCGTCTGCCTGTGTCGGGATCAACGACCCAGGATGAGTAGTAACCAACCTCGGTAAGGGCGTTGGAGGCAACACGGGCAGCACGCAGAGTTTCGTGGTTACCAATTGAGTCAAGAAACTGGTTGATATACATAGATCCGTCAGTACCAGCAGCACCAATCACGCTCACACCGTCAGAGGTCATGACCAGTGTATTAGAGCCTGTCATGTACAGGCCCGAATTAGCATCGTTGATGCGAATAGCGGGAGTGCTCGCTGACCCATCCATGTACATGTAGAGGCCACTGTCGTTAATCTCTGCTCGGAGTGAAGGGACAGTACCTGTGAAAGTGCCTCGCTCGTATGCGAACCTGATTCCTGAGTTGTCCATGTAGATTGACGCCCATTCGTCATAGCCGTTCTGGCCAGCGTGGTAGTAGGCGGATGCACCTCGATAAAAGTTCCAGTCGATAGATCCTCGATATGAGCCGTGGCTGCCGATGGCGAGAGAAGGGCTGCTCCCAATCAGTACATTTGCAGGAGACCAGGAGCGACCATCAGAAGGCATTGCAGAACCACCCAACACCATGTAATCATCCAGAAAAACACCCTCCCCATCCCCGTGCATTGCCAGACCATTTCCGCTGGGGCTATAAAAGCCAGAACCACTACCACCAACCTGAAGGGCGGGTGAGGCCTGAGTGCCGTTAAGCCCAGTATCCAAACGAAGATAATCCTCTGTGATGGTGAGCATGTAATAGGTATCCACCTCAAAAACGTGCGAGTCACCAGACGAAACGTGATGGAAAATGCCGTTCTCGCTGCTGAGGTACAGTTGGTTGGCGTCTACGGAGAAGATTCCCACATCATCAGAGACACCACGGAAGCCGACCTGGAACTTCAGTGTGGCTCCATCATAAAACTCCACGTATTCTTGACTACCCGCACCGAGAACAAGGCGCTCACCGGAGGAAGCTGTCTGGATTAGACCCGACCCCGTTAGCGAAATGTTTCCAGAGGCGTTGATGTCACCCGCCACAGTGAGCGTGCCGTCAATCCACATGTCTCCCATCCACTGAGATGCACCTACCGAGGTGTCGAGGTAATAGCCAGCAGAGGCCCCGCCGTCCTTGGACGCAAGGTTGGCCGGGATGGTGCCGTTCCAGTTGGCCGAGTATACGTCGCCAGTGACAGTCAACGTACCACCGATGGTGACATCTCCGCCGATGTAACCCGAACCATCCCCGAAGAAAGCCCAGCCGTCAGAGCCGTCATAATTTTGGGAACGAACGACACCGTGAGTACCCCCGGCCAAAATAAGCTCTTGGGCCGTGATAGTGCCGCCCTGGATGGAGTCGGCTCTAATGAATCCGGGAGACGACAAGGGAGTTCCCCCACGCCCCAAAGGAATGAAGCTCATGAAGGCTCCTTAAGGACTACTGCCGCCACTCCTTCACCCGGCGAAGACAGAACAAAAGAATACTGATCGACAACCACATCGTACTCCGTAGACGCGCCAGGCGTGCGGTCCTTGTACCCATCCTTGAAGGCCACTACCTTCTCAAGATCAGCAGCCGCTTCGATGTTAGCGAGCTTCTGCGCTCCGCTCCATCCCTGTGGGCCGCTCTTATCGTCGCTCAGGTTGAGCAACAGTCGCCACACCTTGACGGGCTTGGCAACCATAGCCAAAGCGTCCACTCCCAACACGGCGGGGGCAGAGGTCGGTGGGTCGTCCGCGCCAGAGTACGAAAAGCGAATGCGAAGTGAGAGCGTGCGAAACTTGATGGTGCTGGAGTCAGTACTGACGGCCACCTTGGTACCCTTGCCACTAGTGGTCGAGTAGTTGATGACGTTGGTGAACGTAGTGCTTCCGTCGATGGCGTAGTCTACATACACGGCCCAATCAGCGGGAAGTGCTTCCGTCGAAAGAACCAGGCTTGAGAGAATCTTCTCATCAGCCAAGTCGAAGTCATGCCAAGGAGAAATAGCCTGCGATACGTCGCCAGTTCCACCACCAGAATCGCCAGTCGTGTAGCTAGAACGGACACCTCGAATGGTCACCTTGCTGGACTCATCTTTGGCGCTGCTAAGAAAGATGTCGCCTTTGTACTGAGCAATGCTGCCCAACACCTGTCCGGCTAGGTTGGATTGTTCCCCCTCAAGAACCACGATGCCCATACCTCCAGAGACGGCATCGATTTGATAGATGCCCGGAACGACAAGAACACCGGGATCATAGTCCTCGAAAGCAAAGAAGTGGTCAAGCGCACCAGCCGCCTGATCATGCACAGCCTTGGTGTTTTGATCGTCCTCTCGAAGGCGTCCCAGAGTACCGTACGTGCGTTGGCCGGGGTCTAGATACATGACCGTACCCTCAGCCCCCGAGCCAAAGTCGCCCACCATGTAAAGCAAGCCCGAATGCGACCACAGACCCTCTCCGCGGAAGCCTGGAAGCCTAGCAATCTCGGCACCGAAGCCAGCACCGGCAGCCGTAGTAGGGGTAATCTCGCGGATAATGGTCATGTCAGAATGAACGATCATGACGTAGACGCGCCCGCCCTGCACGGAAATTGCAGAGTTAGAGCGCAAGGCAACGCCCTCTTCCGTCCAGGCGTCGATAGCGCTTTCGCTGACACCGCTTTTAGCGATCTCCCAAACGGTAGCTGAGGTCGGCTCATACACGTAGACATAGGCCCCAAGCTGAACCACCATCGAGGTTTCGGTGGCGTCGATGAGGGTATCGGAGATCTTGGTGGCAGTAGTACCGTCCCACTTCCACACGTTATTGGTGCCGAACTCGATCCAGTAAACAAAGTCTGAATCACCATCGGCGTAGGGGTTGGCCCCCAACGTCGGGCCGGTGAGTGTGGCGGCGGCTCCCCACTTGGTTGAGGCCCAGGTATAGGCTTCGTTAGTATTCATGTCGAGGCCGTAGAGGTTGCCCTTGGCCTTTACCAGTGTCAGGGATTTAGCCAGGGCTGAAGCTCCACCGTTGTCCAGCGTGTCCTCCGTGGCGTAGCCGGGCTGAAGAGTACCGGGCTTCTCGAACGCACGAACCCCAGTTAGCTGTCTTGAGCGGTTGCTGTCCTGGAAGTCGTACTTGATCTGACCCTCGCCGCCACTCCAGTCGGTCCACGACCACAGCAAAGTATCGGGCCGCATCTGGAACTTCTGGCGGTTCTCGCCCTGAACTGTGACTGCGTTCGGGGGGCGAAGCGGTTCGCCAGCGTTGTTGTAATGTTCGCCTTCAGCGTCCTCGGCTAATTGGTAGCCGACTCCGTTGATCTCAACATCGTATCCGTTAACGGCCATGTCAACTCACCCATCGTCTTGCCCGAGTGTAGTGAGGCGGCTCATGCAGCATCTTCGAGCGTTCTACCGCCAACTGCGCGGCTTCGGCCCGAACGGCTGTGAACCAGCGACCCTGGAAGTACCGAACGTCACGAGAAGTCTGTCCGGGCTGTGTGGTGCGGTCGGTGCGGGCACCGGGATCATGTGTGGCCGGACCGATAGACATCCCGAGTACGTTGGCTGTGGCTCCGAGAACCACAAGCTCTTCCTGGCGGGCGAGCAGGTCAGTTGTGGCGTCGATCTTCTTGGCGTACACGTAGACGATCTCAGAGTCGCCGTCACTGGTATCTCCGAAGTGTCCGATGTGAACACCTTGGCCCACAGAGTATTCGGTTGGATCGGTGCCCAACTCGAACTGATAGCGGAACGGGATCGCAGCAGGGATCTCGCTGTTGGCCAGCACAGTGTACATTTTGAGCACCCCGTACGGATTCAAGATGTCAGTGTCCGAGAGGCCGTAGAACGTCTTGGGGTCAGCGCGAGTGATAGTGCCAGTCCCGAAGACGTGAACACCCCAGTTCTCAAGCTCGGCCATGACAGCCGTCACGGCATCGTCAAGCTGAGCCTGAGTGAAGCGAGGATTCTTGTACAGCACGTCGTCAGTACCCGCGGAAGCGGCGGTAGCGGTGCCGTTCCAGCCGTGAACCACGGTCAGGGCGTTGGTGGCGATGGAAAGCACCTTCATCTGCTCCCCGGTCTCTGTGTTCTCCACAACGTCGTTGACCGCCCACTGGGTGCCGTCTAGTACGTCGATCTCGCCCTCGGCGTCCGTGTAGGAAGCGGAGAGTGTGGAGACGAAGGGAGACTCCGTAGGGAAGGCCCCATACAGGTTGTTGTAGATGCGTTGTCGGATTGCTGCGGCAGTGGCCATGACGACAGCTTACTCGATTCTGAGCGCCAAGTCTTGAATCCCCCCACCAAACCTGCGCTTGTTGATGATCGAGGCGCGTGCCCCCACAAACTTGTAGAGCCAGTCATAAATCTGCTGATCTGTGGCCGGGTACAGGTCACGCTTGTCGGGCATGAGATTCTTAGGAGATCCCTCGGGCATCTCGGGGATGCCGTCGCGGAAGGGGTTGAAGCCGGGGAAGTCTCGGGGCAACTGGCGGTAGTAGTTGAAGAACCGCCCAGTCAGGATTGAGATTAGTTGGTGCCGCTGTTTGCGACCTAGCGGTACCGGCGTCGGCTTGGCATCGACGATAATGGCCGCAGCTTCTTCTTCCTTGGAAGTTAGCTTCACTCCAGGAAGCTCGCTGAGTGGGATGACAGAGGTGATGCCTCCGTCCGGCCCACGCAGAATGTGCGCTGGCTCGGGGAAAGCAGTGAAGCCGTCGCCCCAGTCCTCGCTCTCCGGATTCTCTTGAAGCTCACGATGAACCTGCTTGAGGCCTTGGTGTTCTTCAGCCAGGGTTGTGGCCGTGATGTCGCGGATGCCCTCCTGCAAAACGATGGTGGGGTCATTACCTCCACGATTGATGTCCTTACCATGCAGGATGGCCTTGGTGCGATCATCCCCGGGAGCATCCTTTTCGCCCCCAGGGATAATCAGCTTCTTGTCCGCACGAGGCAGACGCTTGCTCATACGCTCCAAGTCCTTGACGTGGTAGCGCCCTCTCCAAAGATGCCGTGGGTGATAGCCCCGGCGTCCTTGTACTGGTTGGGCAGCGTGTGCTGTGCGTGCTTCATGGTACAGAACCCAGCAAATTGCCCGCTCTGCTCGGCCTGCGCAAAACAGCCCCACGAAGCACAATACACAGGCATGAGAGTTGACCAGTCAATCAAGACATGGATACCTTTGCGCTCATACCTGCGCATGCCAATGGCGTCTTCGGGGTCGCCACCAGCGTTGTTCTGAATCTGCGGCTCGAAGCCCAACTGCACCAATCGACCGTCGCGATGGATGGCCTTGATGGTGTAAAGGCGCTTCTTGGGCAAGTTCCTGCCCGGTGCCTGGAAGTGCAGAAACTTCACTTTCTCCGGGTTGATTACAAAACCCTGTTCATTACTAAAGGCTTCAATAGGTGTCCCATCCGGGATCTCTGCGGCGAAGCCTGCGGGTCCATAGAACTCGTAGTCTTCTCCGTGGATGCCTTCTGGATAGGGGATTTCGGAAGGAACGAACTCCTTCTGTCGCTTACCCTTTGACTGGGTACGCAAAACACCCACCCCAGAGGATGGTGCAGCTTTCGCTTTGACTTCCTGGGCCGACTCGTTAAGAGCCTCCGCAGCTTCCTTTAGCTCCTTGTCGGGAGCCTTTTTCGTGGCATTTTCAGCCATGTCGTTTCCTTCTGTTGTGGGTGGTTTGATGGGAGATGTGTGGCTCCCCCATCAGATTCATTCCAGCAGCCACACCACCGGCTGTGTCTTTTGGGCGCACAGTTTCCAACCTTCTTACGGAGCGTCCGTAGTAACGTCTACACCAGCCGAATCCTCGATCTCGAAAACGCCGTACATTGCTGTAGCGACGAGGACGAAACCTCGGATCGGAGGCCAACGCATAGCTTCGACTCTCGCAGCCCACTTCTGAACCATGCCAAGAGCATAGTCCCGCACGAACAGCGCACCAATCACGTTGGTTGCGTTGTCCACGACGTTCGAGGACTGGAAGATGTCGATGCCGAACCAGTTACCAAAGTAACCGGCCATTGACTTGCTGATCGAACCGTCCGACTTACCGACGTAAATCGAGGCGGCATCGGCTTCAAGTTCTGTCCGCAAGTCCGCCACCTGGCGGGGATGCAGAACAGCCACAAGTGAACCAAGACCAGCAGCATCGTTGACTTCGAGGTTGTAGATGCCATCGAGAAGGTTTGCAAGCGAGATGTTGACACCCGAGGAACCAACAGTGGTTCCGAACCCCGAGAACAGGGCGGTAATGTCTACGTCTAGTTTGTCACCAATGGCCCGACCCAGTTGCCTGAGCCTTGCACCGTGCGCGGCTGGAATGTCAGAGACTTCCAGTACGTCGGTGATGGTTGCCATAATCCCAATCTCAGCCGCGGTGCCCGTAACGGACGCCGAGGTGAGTGCAGTGTTGGCAAGTTCGGTGCCTTCGTTGACAGCCGCGGCGGTGAACTTGTCAGCCTTGGGGATCTGGACAGCCTTGGACGCTTGCCCGGCAAGATCATGAAAATCAAGCAAGGCGGGGGTGACAACAACTGCCATCAGCGCATCCTTCACCTCATCGGTGATGATCGCTGAATACGACACATCGTTGTACGTGGTCGTATTAGTTGGGTTTGTTGCAAAATCACTAGCCATCTAAATCCCTCCTTTCTTTTTGAGATTTCTGGTGGTTGATCGGTGGAAGCTCCCTAGTTAAGAGGCATAAGGATTGGCTCCTACGGCAACGGCTTGTGCGTCACCAAAGGGGTTATCTCTTGCGATCTCGACTCGGCCCTGGCGTACGGCCTCCCTTGCAGCCACAGGATCGTTTGCGTGCAGTTCTTGCCATTCTGATCTGGTCATACGCTCGGGTGTAGCGCCGCCTGCGCTATCTCCGGGCCGTGAACCACCACCAGCCATTTTGCCAAGGTCTGCCGATCCCGCAACCTCAGTTGCGTTCTCGCCCTCTTCCGAGGATTCAGTGACTTCTTCCGTGCTGCCTGTCGAGGACACACCGAGGCCGTAATCAACCACAAAAGAGTCGAGAGCTTCTGCCGTGATTTCGGCGTCGGGATTGGCACTTGCGAAAAGCTCACCGGCTTTTGCGCTATACCCCTGCTCCCTGGCCACGTCACGCGCGGACAGCTTTCGGTTCTCCTTCGCGAGTTTTTCCCGCTCAGTACGTTCCTTTGACAGATCAGCCGTGAGGCTGTCGATCTGCTCCCTCATCTGAGGAATTGTCTCTTCGCTCATTTGCTTCCTCCTGAGCTATGCCGCTGGTCACCAGGAATTACGGCAGTTACGTCCACACACCTGGGCTGCATGGAGCTTTCGTTAGAAAGATTAGCACGGATCAAGACTCTTGTCTCAATCCACGAAGGGAGGCAGCTTGCGGCTGACCCCCAGAACCATACTGCTTGAAGGCCTGGGCGCGTTTCTGCAACCCCGCCTGCGCAGAAGAGACCGCCCTGTTGACGTTCTCCAGCACCTCGGCCTGCGAACGACCCGAGCGTGGGGCCTGTCCAAGCGAGATGTCGATGAGTTCTTCGTGATCGAGGCCAAACTTGTTGACATCCACCTCATGGCGCAGACGAAGCAGCATCTCGGCTGCCTTCTGCATACCTTGTGTTGCCGACTCCAAGCTGTGGCTGCCTGCCTTTGCGGCGCTCAGAGCGTCCTCGGCGGAAAAGATGTCTCCCAGCCCGGCCCCCGCAGCCGACTCGGCCAGCGAGCTTGCTTCATATAGGTCGTACACGTCCGCAGACGAGCGCCCCTGCACGAAGTCCAGCATACCCTGGATGTCGGTGATCTGGTCTAGCCCTTGACTGGCCAGCACGCTGTTGAAGGCCTGCATCGCGGGAGCATACTCCTTCATACGACGGAAACCGTTCACCGTATCGTTGACCACGGTAATGGAGTGCCCGGCGTCGAGAAGCTTTCCGACTAGCTCGGGAGAGGCGGCGTCTGCCGACTGTCCCACAGACTGGAGAGCTTGCTTCAGACCGGCCTCGTATTCGAGGAAGCCGGAAATGCCCTCACCCAGTGACAGGTTGTTTTCCTTCATGAACTTGTCGATGCTAGGGAAGCGTTGCTTGAATCCAGCGGTCTTGGAAAGCTGGTCGAGAGTCCAGTCCGTAGACTTGCCCTCCGACTGGGCAGTGAAGATGATGTCCATCGCCTCGCCGTTTTCGGAGGCCCAGTCCGGCAGTCTGCCATTGTCTAGCGCCAGCGCCGTGACACGAGCGACCTCACCCTCAAAGGTGCCAGTACCCTCCATCTCGGAGATGTTGCCCGAGAACGTGGAGTTCTGACGACCGGCCAGATTCTTAAGGCTCTGATACTGGAAACTGTCAGGACGGAAACCCGCACCGAACAACGCATCCATCTGATCCGGCTCGGCCTCGAAGATCATGTTGCGATCTGAATTGGGCAGACCGTACTCGACGTACCACTTACCCGAAGACTTGTCGAAGTACCACTTCATCTTTTCGCCAGTAAGGATCTTCAGGTCTGGGGTGTCCGGGTTGTTATCGTCAATGCCGACACCCGTCTTATTGATGCTTTCCTCGGCCTCAGCCCCTTTAGATACATCAACACCTCCTGCGTCTTTGGTCTGACTTCCGCTGCCCACAGATCCGCCACGAGCAGCCAGATCAGCAAAGTTGATGCCGCCTTCGTTGGCCCCCAACACAAGCTGATCAAACTCTTCATCGGAGATTCCATACACCTGTTTAGTAGTCTCGCGATCCATGACATACTTCACGATGTCATCGCGAATCTGATCTGCATCACGACCACTGCCGGAATCAATCTCCGTTACCCAGCCCTGGATTCGGGCATCCTGATTTGTCAGGCCCGCATAGTCCTGTGGAAAATCGCGCTTAAGGATAGCCAGCGTCCAACGAAGTTCGTTGTACTGGCTGCCGGATGGTACAAGTGAAAGTGGGTCTGCCATGTTATCCCTTGAAGATGGAGTTCAACTCTCCAAGCCTTCCTTCTAGATT